CATCCAGTACCTACTGATGAGCGAGCGCAGCGAGGATGAGAAGAAGCCCGAGCAGATCGCCGCTCTAGAGTCCGCGGTGAAGGCGCTGAAAGACTTCATCGTGTCCGAAATCCAAGAGAACAACGCACCGACTGACGTTGCGATGGCCGATGCCGGTGGCGATCTAGCCAAGGCTATGTCTGCCAAGAAGATGGCCAAGGTACAAGACGTTCACGACCACGCTGTCGCGCTCGGTGCTGCTTGCGGTGGTACTGCCAAGGCAGACGAGCCGCAGGGCGTAGCGAAGGCTGCTGCGGACAATGACATGGCAAAGGCCGATGTGATTGGCAAGCTGGTCGAAGATGCGATCGCCAAGGCGGTAGCCCCGCTGCGCGACGAACTGGCCAAGGCGCACAGCGAGATCGAGCGCATGAAGAATCTGCCGCTGCCGGGTAAGGCCTTACTCACGGCAGTGGCGAAAGCTGATGACGGTGTGGATAGCACCGGCTCGGCACAACCGAACATCATCAAAGATGCGTCGGGCAATCCCAACGAAGTGGCTTCACTCATCAAGATGATTCACCAACACGGCGGCGTTCGCTAGAGCGTCATTCAATCAACTTAACGGGCGGCGCAATCTGCGCTTTTGTTCAACCATATTTTAATTAACCGGCTCAAATAGTTTGGAAAGGGGCTGAAAAATGAATACGACGCAAGAAACTCTCGACCTGCTGAAAGCAGCACAAGCGGCACCGGATGACATTATTAAGTCGTTCGTGCAGCCGTCCACGGCAACGACTGGCCTGCAAGCGTACAACCTTGAGGCTCCGTCCAAGAAGCTGTACCCGATCATGACCCCGCTGCGCAACGCGATCCCGCGTGTAGGCGGTGGCTTTGCAATTCAAGCGAACTGGAAAACCATCACGAACATCAACGTGGCGAACGTCCGCGCTGGTGTGTCGGAAGGTAAGCGCGGCGGCGTTATCAACTACACCCTGAACGAAGTGTTCGCTGCTTTCCGTGGCTTCGGTCTGGAAAACAACGTCACGTTCGAGGCGAACTACGCATCGAAGAACTTCGAAGACGTGAAGGCGCTGGCTGTGCAGCAGACGCTTGAAGCGACGATGGTTCAGGAAGAGCGTTTGATCCTCGGCGGCAACACTTCGGTGAGCCTCGGCACCACCCCGACCCCGACCCTGTCGGCTGGCACGGGCGGTACGCTGGTTGATGCGACCTACTCGGTGATCTGCGTTGCGCTTGGTCTGCAAGCCTACCTTGATACCGTGGGCGTGAACAACGGCAGCATCGGCCAATACTTCAACGCATCGACCGCACAAGTTCCGGGCGAGATCACCCGCACGAACGCGGACGGCTCGACCGATACCTTCGGCGGCGGCGCTGCTCGTAAGTCGGCGAACGCTACCATCGCTGTGGACGCAAGCAACGATGGCTCCGTCACCGCATCGGTTACGCCGGTCACTGGCGCGATGGGCTACGCGTGGTTCTTCGGCGCTGCTGGCGCGGAGAAACTGGTCGCTGTGACCTCGATCAACAGCGTGGTCATCACCGCTGCTGCTGATTCGGGTGCACAAGCCGCTTCGACCCTGCCTGCGGCTGACACCTCGACCTCGACGCTGGACTTCGACGGTCTGCTGTATCAGGCGTTCAAGCCGGGCAGCAACGCCTACATCAAGGTCATGCCGACCGGTACGGCTGGCGCTGGTACGGCACTGACCTCGGACGGCGCTGGCGGCATCGTGGAGTTCGAAGAAGCCTTCGTCAACTTCTACAACCGTTACCGCCTGTCGCCGGACGTGATGTACGTCTCGTCGCAAGAGCTGGTCAACATCACGAAGAAGATCGTTGCGAACGGCGGCGCACCGCTGCTGCGTCTGACGATGGCCGCTGACAACCAAGGCTCGATTCAAGCCGGTGTTGTCGTAGGTCAGTACCTGAACAAGGTCACGGGTACTCAGGTCGCGATCCGCGTCCACCCGAACCTGCCAGCAGGCACCATCTTCTTCTATACCAACAACCTGCCGTACCCGATGAGCAACGTGTCGAACGTGGCTCAGATGCTGATGCGTCAGGACTACTACCAGCTCGAGTGGCCGCTCAAGACCCGCAAGTACGAATACGGTGTCTACGCGGACGGCGTGCTGCAACACTACGCACCGTTCTCGATGGGTGTCATCACCAACATCGCAAACGGCTAACCGTTGTGCTGAACCCGCCCCTTCGGGGGCGGGGTCTTACAGGGGGCAGTATGGCTCTGATGAAAGCCGCAGCGGGAAGCACAGTGGTGTCCTTCGGCAACGAGATATATCGGGTCGCCGACGATGGAACGATTGAAGTTCCGGACGCAGCTGTACAAGTGCTGCTGTCGCATGGTTACACCGAGATCATCGTGCCGGTGGTGAAGTTGCCACGTGGTCGGCCTCGCAAGGCCAAGGCAGATGAAGTGCAAGAGCAAACGGAGCAGGTAGAAGCATGACCGCATTGACCTCAGTCGAAAACGTGAAGGGCTATCTCGGCATCACTGCCACGGGGGATGACCCATTGCTCGAACGACTGGTGAACGCGGCCAGCGCGTACATCGCGCAATACCTCAACCGAGAATTCGGTGAGGCGCAATACACGGACACGTTTGACGGCACGAACGGGCAGGTGTGGATGTTCCGCAACTATCCGGTCATGTCGGTGCAGTCGGTGATGGTGGGCGTCAACGAGATACCAGCCGCGCCGAGCTTACAGGAGCGGGGCTACCGCTTCGATGAACGTCGCCTTGTATTGCAGGGGTACACGTTTTTGCAGGGGATGTTGAACTGCGCCGTGACGTACACGGCTGACTTCGAAAACGTCCCGGACATTGAGCAGGCTTGCATTGAGATCGTGGCCAACCGCTACCGCGAAAAAGACCGCATCGGTCTGATGAGCAAGGGGCTGGCTGGCGAGACGATCACGTTCTCGCAAAAGGACATTCCGAACTCAGCGCGGGACGTTCTGCGGGTCTACCGAAAGGTGGTGCCGAATTGACCATTCGCGGCGAGATCGTCAAGGGCAAGAACATTCGCAATGCCTTTGACCGGTACGAGAAAAAAGTCACCAGTGGCGTGGAGCGCACGGTGTTGCAACTGGCGATCAAGCTCACCGCGCTGGTGAAGCGCAAGCTCGGCGGCGATGTGTTGAAGGTGCGTACCGGCAGGCTGCGTCGGTCGATCAACTACCGGCTGTTCCGCCGCGAGTCGAGCGTTGTGGCCACGGTGGGTACGAACGTGAAGTACGGCGCAGTGCATGAGCTTGGCGGGAAGTTCCAAGTTCCCGCGCACATGCGGATGCAGACGATGGCATGGGGCAAGCTGATGAAGCAGCCGCGCAAGGTTAACGTGCGATCGCACACGGCGAACTACCCGCAGCGGTCGTTCTTGGTTGCCAGCCTGCGGGAAATGGAACCGGAGATTGAACGCGAGCTGCGTGCGGTGTTGAAGCAAGAGAGGCTGCAATGAAACGGGAGCCAATCTACAAGGCGCTGTTCAAGCTGCTCTCCAACATCGACGGGCTTGTCACAACCTCGCGCATCCTCGCGCATTGGGATGATGTGTCGCCGAACATGCAGCCTGCGCTGTACATGTGCAACGACACGCAGCAGGCCGAACAGATCACGGGCTTCCCGACCAAGTATCTGCTCGGGGCAAAGGTGTGGATATACGCGCATCGGGACACGGCAGACGAAGTTCCGAGCGCACAGATAAACAACATTCTGGACGCGCTGGATGAGGCTCTAAAGCCTGTGTCCAGCCCGACCTACAAGCAAACCCTTGGCGGCTTGGTCGAGCATTGCTGGATCAGCGGCGCGATTGAAACCGACGAGGGCACATTGGGGAATCAGGCGGTGGCAATCGTCCCGATTCAAATGCTGGTAGTGGCTTCATAGGAGAAACATCATGTCTCAATTCGTATTTGGTTCCGGCATCCTGTGGGGTACGCCGACCACCGACGCGGCTGGTAACGCAATCGCCAACCCGACCCCTGTTCAATTCGGCACTCTGCAAGAGGTGTCGCTGGATGTGAACTTCGAAAACAAAACCCTGCACGGTCAGAACCAGTTCCCGGTCGCTGTTGGTCGCGGCAAGGGCAAGGTCTCGGGCAAGGCGAAGTTTGCGCAGATGAACGGTACGCTCATCAACAGCCTGTTC